AAGAATGTTATGGATCAAGTATCAAGTTTGGATGTTAAAGAGTTACCTGGAGCTGTCGGGAATAATTCAGAAGAGCGAAAAGAAGAGAAAGCCTAAAAGAAGAAAAGTATAAAAGAAGAAAAAGGTAGTTAGTTGGTTTTTAGCAGCATCATCCATGGTTCTCATGCGCGCGGGAGGAGTTCGAATGATGGGGTGGTAGGTATGATACCTATCGATAATGATTGATAATAAAAGAATATTTAAACAATGAGAGGATTATGAGAGGGTTGAGCGTGATCCTTGCATATAAAAGCTTAAAAATATGGAGAACAAAGGTGGGGTACACACCGAAAACCAGCCACATTTTTTAAGAATATATAACTTAGGAGTTTAACACACAGACACAGGCACATATGGCAAAAGATAAATACATAGACAATTTAATAACAGCTTTGGTTTTTACTACAGATGATACCAATGGTTTAATAATTCATCTTAACGGATTTGAAACACCAGAACACGCCAACAGATTTGTAAATAAATTAATGAAGAACAGCGGAATAAATTACACAAGCATAAGTGATATGTTTGATTTGCCAACTGTTCATTAACCCAGGAGGAAAAATGATGTTAGGAATAATAGATAAATTAGAACACTACTGGAAAGATCACAAAGTAGAAGTGATTATTGTAGCTGTTGTAATTGTTGTTTTAGCGATAATGTAATGAAAGTACAAATACCTTATACGCCTAGACCCTTGCAGCAAGAGCTGCATAATAGTTTAGACAAGTATAGGTTTGCGGTTCTTTCATGCCACAGAAGATTTGGCAAAACTGTCTGTATGCTGAACCACCTAATAAGAGCAGCGTTGCAGAATAAGTTGAAAAACCCGAGGTATGCGTATATTGCGCCAACATATAAACAAGCTAAAGCAATTGCTTTTGATTATTTAAAAATGTTTGCTGGACCCATACCAGGCACAACATTTAACGAAACAGAATTAAGATGCGATTTACCAAATGGTGCTAGAATAACTTTACTTTCTAGTGAGGCGGGGGATAGTTTAAGAGGTTTGTTTCTTGATGGAGTTTGCATAGATGAGACGGCACAAATAGAACCGAAACTTTGGAATGAAATTATAAGACCCGCATTATCTGATAGAAAAGGCTTTTGTTATTTTATTGGTACTCCAGCGGGTATGGGTAATTTATTTTATGAATTATACCAATACGCTTTAGGCGATGATAAGTGGATGACTTATACGGCTAAGGCAAGTGAAACTAATATTATTGACCAGGAAGAGCTAGACGCAGCTAAAGCTCAGATGGGGGATACAAAGTACCGACAAGAATTTGAATGCGATTGGATTGCAAATATTGAGGGATCAATCTTTGGCAGTATAATAAAAAATTTAGAAGATAAAAAACAATTAACCAGGATAGCTTACGATCCAAGTTTAGAAGTACATACAGCTTGGGATCTTGGAGTTGATGATAGTACCGCTATAACTTTTTTTCAATTAATCGGAAACCAAGTTATGGTTATTGATTATTATGAGAATAGAAGAGAGGGACTTCCTCACTATGTCCAGGTTATAAAAGATAAAGATTATGTTTATGGGGAACACTACGCACCACATGACATAGAAGTCACAGAATTTTCAAGTGGTAAGACTAGAAGAGATGTAGCTTATCAGTTGGGAATTAGGTTTAGAATTTTACCTAAATTAAATCTTGAAGATGGCATCCACAGTTTAAAGATGCTTTTGCCGAGGTGTTGGTTTGATGTTGAAAATACACAACCATTAATAAATGCCTTGCGACAATACCATCGAAAGTATAATGAAAAAATGAAAATGTTTTCGAATAAACCAGTTAAAGATTGGTCAAGTCACGCAACCGATAGCGCAAGATATATGGCTATATCTATAACTGATTTACCAGAAAAAAATAATATAAACCAAAAAACAACAATAAACGATTATTCAATACACGGAGATTAATTATGGGATTTTTAAAACCAAAGATACCAGCAATGCCAGCAATCCCTCCAGTACAGCCTTTACCCGAGCCGCCAAAATATGACGATGCAGATAGAGCTGCGGAGACAGCTGCTAAAAGAGCTAAACTAAGATCGCAAAGAACTGGAAGATCATCAACCATTTTAACTGGAGCTGATGGTTTAGAAGATGATCCAAGTAAAATAACAAAGAAAACTTTATTAGGAGGATAATATGGGAGGAGTAGCAAGAATAATATCGCCACCAAAACCGCCAGCACCACCCGCTGCGCCAAGTGTTCCAACACCAACAAAACCAGAAGTAGCTCAAGCAACTGCTATATCTAAAACGGATATGAGTAGAGGTAAAGGTAGAACCAGTACAATTTTAACTGGAGCTAAAGGCTTAGGGGATAATAAATTAACAACAACTAAAAGAACTTTATTAGGGGGATAGATGGCAATACACCAAAAAGCCAAACAAGTTATAGATAAATACCAGACGCTTAAAGAGCAAAGATCTACTTGGGAAGACCATTGGCAAGATATTGCAAACTATTTTTTACCTAGAAAATCTAACATTACATTAAAGCGTACAAGAGGCGATAAGAGGCATGACCAAATTTATGATGGAACTGCCACACACGCTCTTGAATTGCTCTCAGCAAGTCTTAATGGGATGCTAACCAATACTATTTCGCCATGGTTTGTTTTAAAATACAGATCTGAACAACTTAACCAGGATGACGAGGCAAAAGAATGGTTAGAAAGCTGCGGAAAGATTATGCAGCAAGTATTTCAAAGATCTAATTTTCAACAAGAAATTTTTGAATTATACCATGAGCTGCTAGCATTTGGTACTTCTGCTATGTTTATAACAGATGATGTTCAAGATGATTTAAGATTTAAAACAATTCACATTTCAGAGCTTTATATTACAGAAGATGAAAAAGGTATGGTGGATTGTTTAGTTAGAAAATTTAAAATTAGAAATAAAAATATTTTAACAATGTATCCAGAGGCAGCTCTGCCTAATAATATTATTTCTAAAATTAAAACTAATCCTATGGATGAGACTACTATTCTTCACATGGTTTCTAAATCAGATATGCCAATGGGATATGAAAATTCAAAAAATATGGATTTTATTTCTTGTCATGTTCACGAAGAAAGCGGAGCATTATTAAGAGAAAGTGGATTTAGAGAATTTCCATATGTGGTTCCTAGATATTTAAAATCTTCTTCAAATGAAATTTATGGAAGATCTCCAGCAATGAATGCGCTGCCAGATGTTAAGATGTTAAACACAATGTCTAAGACAACTATTAAAGCTGCACAAAAACAAATTGATCCACCTTTAATGGTTCCAGATGATGGTTTTGTTTTACCAGTAAGAACTGTACCTGGAGGATTAAATTTTTATAGATCTGGAACTAGAGAAAGAATTGAACCATTAAACATTGGAGCTAACAATCCAATAGGATTACAAATGGAAGAACAAAGAAGAAAAGCTATAAGAGAAAATTTCTTTGTCGATCAATTGATGACTGTCCAGGGACAAAACATGACAGCAACAGAAGTCATGCAGCGTACAGAAGAAAAAATGAGACTACTTGGTCCAGTATTGGGAAGACTACAATCTGAATTACTACAACCATTAATAACTAGATCATTTAATTTATTATTTAAAAATAATAAATTTGTTCCAATGCCTGAGACTTTAGGAGATCAAGATATAGAAATAGAATATGTATCGCCATTAGCCAAAGCACAAAAGACCCAAGAGTTATCTTCTATAATGAGAGGTATAGAAATATTTGGATCTTTGCAAAATGTTGCTCCAGTATTTGATTACCTGGATATAGATGGTTTGGTAGATCATGTTAAAGAAGTTTTAGGATTACCAGCTAAGGTAATGAGATCCGCTGCAGAGGTACAAAAAATCCAGCAAGAAAAACAACAGCAACAACTCGAGCAAGCTGAATTGCAGCAAGCTCAACAAGTTGCTGAAAGTGCTGGTAAGATTGCGCCAGCCTTGAAAGCGGGAATGTTCAATGAATGAAAAAGATCTTAAACAATTAAACTTAGATTATAAAACGACTTTTGGATCAGAGAGTGGCGAAAAGGTACTCGAAGATCTTAAAAAGAGATGCAGCTTTAATTCGACTACTCACATTAAAGGAGATAGCCACGAAAGCGCATACTTAGAGGGAGCAAGATCCGTGGTCTTGTTTATTAACAATATGCTAAACAAAAAGGAGAAATAAAATGTCTAGCGAAAATCAAGAGGTAGCAGTTGAACAATCAAGTCAACTGTCTGGAGATCCTACAAATAATACTCCAGAAGTAAATACAGATTGGAAAGCAAATCTTTCCGATGAAATAAGAGCAGATAAATCTTTAGAAAATATTAAAGATATTGAAAGCTTAGCAAAGAGCTTTGTTCATGCGCAAAAATTAGTTGGAGCTGATAAAATTCCAGTACCAAATAAATTTGCAACTGAAAAAGATTGGGATGCAGTTTATGAAAAACTAGGCAGACCAAAAACTGCAGAAGAATATAAGTTTAATTTACCAGAAGATCAAAAGGTAGATGAGGCAGCATTAAAAAATTTTTCTACTCAAGCACACAAGTTAGGTTTATTACCTGGACAAGCTGAGGGAATGGTAAAATTTTATAATGAAATGAAATCCAATGAGTTAGCAGCTGCAGATACTACAGCTACAGCTCAAAGAGAAAAAGCCATATCGGAACTGAAAACTGAATGGGGACAAGCATACGATCAGAAATTACAACAAGCTAATAATGTTGTAGCCAATGTTTTTCCAAAAGGTTTTATGGATACTAATTTAGAAGACGGAACTAAATTAGGAGATCATCCAGCAGTTATAAAAGCATTTGCAACATTAGCTGGTAAGATGGGAGAAGATAATATTGTTCAATCATCTGGACCAACTGTGATGACACCAAAACAAATTGATAAAGAGATTGCATCTTTACAAGCTCCAGGTTCAGCGTATTGGGATAAAAACCACCCTGGACACGCAGCAGCTGTTGAAGAAGTACAATCTTTATTTGAACAAAAACACGGAGAAGAAAAATAGAATTTAGCTTTACAGAATTATAATTTTTTTGTAATGCTGAAATAATATTTGGATAATCGAAAGACCCAAGTTGCCACCAGGAATAGTCTGGGATCCAGGAGATCTAAAATCGAGGTGCGACCCGTAAGGATAATCAACCGATTTAACATAAACAACAACTAACAATAAGGAGGGTTCTCTTATGAGTACTCAAATTACTACAGCATTTGTAGAACAATACTCTTCAAATGTTTCTATGTTAGCTCAACAAATGGGATCTAAGTTAAGAGGTGCCGTTGATGTTGAAACTATAAGAGGGAAGCACGCATTTTTTGACCAAATTGGCGTGACAGCAGCTCAAGTTAGATCAACTCGACACGGGGACACACCTAGAATAGATACTCCTCACTCAAGACGAAGAGTAGGCTTAGCAGACTATGAATGGGCTGACTTAATTGACGACTTAGATAAAGTTAGAATGTTGGTAGATCCAACTAGCTCGTATGCAAAAGCAGCTGCGGCAGCAATGAATAGATCAATTGATGATGTTATTATTGCAGCTATAGGCGGTCAAGCTCAAACGGGTGTATCTGGTGGAAATAACCAATTACTTCCTAGCTCATCTAAATTTGCAACATCTGCTCAATCAGATGGTATGACTTTGGCTAAACTACTTGCCGCTAAGCATTTCTTTGATGCTGGCGATGTAGATCCTAGCATAAAAAGGTATATCGTTTGTGGTGCAAAACAGATCCAAGACTTATTAAGTACAACAGAAGTAAAATCTGCTGACTTCAATACAGTTAAGGCTCTAGCTCAAGGCGATGTAAATTCATTCTTAGGATTTGAATTTATTATGTCTAACAGACTAGCTTTAGCGAATACGGATGACAGACTATGTTATGCGTTCACAGAGGATGCTGTTAAACTTGCAATCGGTTCAGATGTTAAGGCTAAAATCTCTGAAAGAGATGACAAGTCTTATGCAACTCAAGTGTACTATTCTATGGCTCTTGGAGCAGTAAGAATGGAAGAGGAAAAGGTATTCGAAATACCTTGCGATGAATAATAGATAGTTAATATCTATTCTTAGGGAGGCGGGGAGACTTGCCTCCCTTTTTCAATCAAACAATAAGAGGAAAAATAAGATGTCATTAACAAAAGCGATAAAAGAAACTGTCAAAGACATGATTGAAAATGATGAAATCAAAATTGTTGTAGAAGACGATGAGATTTTATTAAAAGTAGATCAAGGCGATGACATTGAAGACGAAGACGAAGAATAAACGACTAGGCAGCGTTTATTCGCTGCCTGTCAAATTTTTATATTAACAATAAATGGAGGATCTTATGCCAAAAGGCAAAGGAACATATGGGTCTAAAAAAGGCAGACCACCAAAAAATAAAAAACCAATGAAACCAAGGAAAAGATAATGGCTAAAAGAGGATTATATGCAAATATAAATGCCAGAAAAAAAGCTGGTACTTCAAGACCAAAATCTAAAAGCACAATTACAGCTAAGTCGTATGCAAATATGAAAGCTGGGTTTCCAAAAAAGAAACGAGGATAATTTATGGCAAGCGTAGTATCAATCTGCAATTCAGCATTAAATCAGCTCGGAGCTGCAAGTATTACTGCGCTTACCGATAACTCTAAAAATGCTAGACTTTGCAATGAAAGATATGAAACAGTTAGAGATGCAGTATTTAGATCTCATCCCTGGAACTGTCTAATTAAAAGACAACAACTAGCTCAAGATACAGCAACTCCAGCTTATGGTTTTTCATATCAGTTTAGCTTACCTAGTGATGCTTTAAGATTATTAGGTATTGATGCTTATAATTCAGATCATAAAGTAGAGGGAAGAAAAATTCTTTGTAATGAAAAGTCAATAAAAATTTCTTACATTTCTCAAGTGACAGATCCAAACGAAATGGATGTGTTATTAAGAGAAACTATATCAGCGGGTATAGCAGCAGATCTTGGTTATGCTATTACAGCTAACTTACAAGTTTCAAAATTAATGCAAGAAAAGTATCAATATAAATTATCTGAGGCTAGACATACAGACGCTAGCGAGGGATATAATGTTGATCCAAGCAACGGACAAGTAGATCAAATCTTAACAGAAGATTTTATAAACAGCAGATATTAAAATATGGGAAAACAGTTATTAAGTATTCCCAGCTTTACCGCTGGGGAGATGAGCGATAGTATGCAAGGAAGAACTGACTTTGCAAAATATTTTTCAGCAGCATCTCGTATTGAAAATTTTGTTGTATTACCTCATGGACCAATAACTAGACGACCAGGAACTTATTTTGTATCAGAAGTTAAAACAAGCTCAGCTAAAACAAGATTAATTCCATTTACATTTTCCACAACTCAAACTTATATTTTAGAATTTGGCAATCAATACATAAGATTTTATAAAGATGATGGTCAAATAACTTCTGGTGGATCTACTTATGAAATTTCAACACCTTATACTACCGCACAATTATTTAATTTAAAATTCGCACAGTCTGCAGATGTGATGTATATTTGTAATGAAAATCACTCAGTTAGAAAATTATCTCGTACTGGACATACATCCTGGACACTTACCGAAGTTGAATTTACTGATGGACCCTACCTAGACAGCAACACTACCTCAACAACTATGACCCCTAGTGGAACATCTGGAAACATAACTATAACTGCCAGCGCATCTGCATTTGTTTCAACAGATGTAAATCGATTAATAAGTTTTAATAGTGGTTATGCTAAAATTACTGGATTTAATTCTGCTACATCGGTTGCTGCAACTACTAAAAAAGATTTTACTAATACAAATGCTATAACAAATTGGAAGTTAGGAGCTTTTTCTGAAACTACTGGACATCCAAGCTGCGTTTCTTTCTTTGAACAAAGATTAGTTTTTAGCGCTACATCTCAACAACCTCAAACAATGTTTTTTTCTAAATCTGGAGATTATGAAAATATGGAGGGAGGAACTGACGATGATGATGCTATGGTTTATACAATTGCATCAAATCAAGTTAATGCCATCCAGGCGATGAAAGCTACAAGAACTTTAATTGTTATGACAACTGGAGGAGAGTATGCTGTATCTTCTGGAGCAGCTCAAGATGCTATAACACCAACAAATATTAATATTAGAAAACAATCTAACTATGGATCAGCTGGTGTTGATGCTTTATCAATTGGAAACGCCACAATATTTTTACAAAGAGCTAAAAGAAAAATTAGAGAGCTAGCTTATAATTTTGATACAGATGGTTATACAGCTCCAGACTTAACTATTCTTGCAGATCATATATCAGAAAGTGGTTTAGTAGATATGAGTTATCAGCAAGAGCCTTTTTCAATAGTCTGGGCGGTTCGTAATGACGGAGTATTAGCTGGTTTAACTTACAACAGATTAGAGAATGTAGTTGCCTGGCATAGACATATATTCGGTGGTAAATCTGATACGGGTAAAACTATTAAACAACAAAAAATTTCTTTTACTGCAAATTCTACAACTGTTTCAACAACCAACAATACAATTACCTTATCATCTCATGGATTAGCAACTGGAGATCCAGTTTATTATTATGCTGCGTCTAACAAAATTGGCGGATTATCAAATTCAAAAGTTTATTATGTAATTAATGTTGATGCTAATACTATTAAACTTGCAATATCATCATCTAACGCCTCAGCGGGTACAGCTATCTCATTAACCTCAGCTCCAACCTCACAAGCCTCATTTATTTATCAAGGTGTAAATATTAATAATAATTTTATTTATACGGCTAATCATGGATTTAAAACTGGCGATCATATTTTTTATAAAAATTCTGGTACTGCTATTTCTGGTTTAGCTGAAAATGTAAAATATTATGTTGCTAAAGTAGATGATAATCAAATAGGTTTATTTACAGATGAAAGTAGATCTACTGCGGTTAATTTAACATCTGCTCATTCATCGGAACAAATAGATAAAATCTTAACTCATGCAAAAGTAGAAACTGTAGCTTGTATAGATGGCGATACCGATGAGGATCAAGTTTGGGTTATTATTAATAGATATATAAATGGAGCTACAAAAAGATATGTTGAATTTTTTACCCCATTTGAATTTAACGAAGATCTAACAGCATTTCATTATTTAGATAGTGGACTATCCTATTCTGGTGGAGAGACAGGCACACTTTCTGGTCTTACACATTTAGAGGGAGAAGTTGTAGATATAATCGGAGAGGGATCCGTACAAAATTCAAAAACTGTTTCATCTGGCAGCATAACTTTAGCATCATCTATTGAAGAGGCAAAAGTAGGATTATTATATTCTTCTGACTTACAAACTATGAGATTAGATGAGGGATATACGGAAACAACTCAAACAAAAACTAAAAGAGTTTATGATTTATCTGTTAGGTTTCAAAATACAGTTGGAGCTAGTGTTGGTCCCAGCCATGATAATTTAACTGCAATTGACTTTAGAGATAGTGGAGCAAGTATGGATTTACCCGTGCCATTATTTACTGGAGATAAATCAATTGAATTTGATGCTGGACACGGAACCGAGGGATTAATTTATGTAAAACAACCACAAGCTCTGCCAATGACTATCCTGGGTATATATCCTAGATTGGAGACAGAAAATGTCTAATCCAATAATTGTTCCGTTTGAAAATAAACACGCAGAAGAAATACTAAAATCTGGTCTTAACAGCGAGGCTTTAGAACTTAGACCCGAACATAAAAAATATGCTTATTATTTAAAAGAAGTTGGTATGTCGTTCACGGGTCTTGTTGATAACAAGCCGATAGCGGCTGGAGGTGTCTTTCATCTCTGGGATGGCGTTGCCGAGGGGTGGGTCTTAGCAACAAAAGAAATTTTTAAGTATCCAATTTTCTGCGCAAAGCATATAAGAAATAGAACCGATATAATTATAAAAACACAAAAAATCAAAAGATTACAAACAAGCGTCAAGGCAGATTGTGAAATGGCTTTACGATTTGCGTCTTGGCTAGGTCTAAAACCAGAGGGAAAAATGATTGGATATGGTCCCGATGGTTCTGACTTTATAAGATATGCGAGGATAATTAAATAATGAGTTTTTTTGGAGACATATTTGCTGGTAAATCACAAAACGCAGCAATGCAATATCAAGCTAAGATTGATGAGCGTAATGCTAAAATAAAAGATCAAGAGGCTAAACAAATTATGAGTATTCATAACGAATACTCTTTACCTAAATTTGACAAAACTGTTGAACAGATCCAAGGCAAAACAAGAGTATTTTACGCTGGCGGTGGAGCTGATTTGTCTGGAACAGTATTAGATGCTTTATACGAACAACAATTAGAGTTGGAAACAGATAGAGATATAATGACTTTTAATGCAGAGAATGCAAGAGACACAAAAGAAAATGAGGCAATCCAATTAAGAGCTGATGCAGATCTTGCCAGATGGAGAGGCAAAGTTGCTAAAAAAGCATCATATTATGCAGCTGGCGCAAGTTTATTATCAACAGTCACACCATTTATAACATAGGAAAAACATGGCAATAAAATTATATAAATCACAACTTGAACCAACAGCAAAATCTTCAAATGTAATGGACACTAGACGAATAAGTATGTCTGAGGCTGGAGCTATTGGAAATGCCATGAAAGGTATGTTGAAAGCTGGAGAAAATTTATATGTCAAACACCAGCAAGTAAAATCTGAAACAGAAGTAAAAGAAAAAATTAAAGAAATAATGGTTGGTAATGAAACTAACGAGGGACTTACATCTCATAAGTTAAAAGCTAATAACATGGATGATCCAGATAGTGCAGTTTCTTATTACGCTAATGAAGTAAAAAAAGTACAAGACACTAATCACGATTTTAAAGGTTTGTTTTCTAAAAAAATATTTAAAAATTGGATGAACAAACAAGCTACAGAAGATCTTACAACTATTAAAGGAAACAGCACAAAATTATTTTTAGAAAAAACAAAATCTACTGAACTAGATTATTTACAAAACTTAAGCAAAAAAGTTTTATATGGAGCTACTCAACAAGAGAAAGATAACGCTGCTAAAGAATTAAAGATAAGATTAGATACAAAATCAACAGAAATTTTTGGTGGAAAAATTAATGAAGTAAAAAAAACTATTTCAAGAGATATAGCATTTTATGGATATAAAAATGTTAGTGTAGCAGATCAAGCTGCAGCTCTTAAGATGGCAGAAAAAGACGATAGATTAGATATAGAGGATGTTCAAAAATTAAGAACTCATTTTAAAACTTCAAAATCTAGCAGCAATAATTTGAACAAAGATAATGTTTCTAAAATGGTTAGTGCTATGGAAAGTGGAATTATGTTTGATGCTGACGAATATAATACTGCAGTTAAACTTGCTACAGATGGCAACGATAGATCAACTTTAATTAAATTAAAAAATTTAGCTGAGGATGCTGATATATATATGCAGCTTTCTACTATGTCTGTTTCTGAAATAGAAAATAGACAAAATATTTTAACTGAATATAAAAACAAACGACTTAGAGAGGGTAAAGGAGTTGAACAAAAAGAGGCAAGAAATTTAGAAATTACAAAAAAATATCTTGCTAAATTAACAACTGATTTAAATAAAGATCAATTACAAACAGCTAATGATAAGGGAATAATTACACTTGAAGAGATAGGTTTCCAGGAAATGTTAGCAACGGGTAATCTTGATAATTTTGCAACATCAATAAATAATAGAATTGCAAAAGCTAAAACAGCTGCAAATTTTTATAACAGAGATGTTAAATTTTTTACTGCTAATGAAGAGAAACAAATTAAAGATGCCTTTAAAAATGCAGATACTCCAGATAAAATTATAAAATTATCTACAGTTTTAGTTAAAGGCTTTGGCACAGATAGCGATTTAGCTTTTAAACAATTAACAAAAGACAATACTGTTTTATCTACTATTGGTGGACTAACTATAATGAACGATTATGCTCCAAGTCAAAATGTAGAACTTTTAGCAGATGGTTTTTTACTTTCTAAAAATGAACAACTTAAAAATGTTTATAAAGTTAAAACTACTGATGCGGGTTATTTATCTACAGTAGCAAAATATTCAAAAGTATTTATGGATAATGAGGATACTTTTAACAATATTGTTGAGGCAGCAAATTATATTTATATGGCTCAATTAAAAAATGCTGGAAAAGATACAGACGATTTTAGATCTCAAGATTGGGAAAAAGCATTTATTATGGCATCGGGTGGAGTTAATTCAGATTACAATATATTAGGAAATAATTTTTCTCTAACTGGTAAGGGTGGTTATGATAACGACACTAGAGGAAATCAAGTACATATCCCAACCTGGTTAGAAAATGGATCTTTTAACGATGTTATTGATAGAATGGAAAAAGATGAAAATTTATGGTTAAAAGCATCTTCTAATGGAAAGAATGCCATTATAGGGGATGGGTCTTTAAAAGGAAATGAAATTACTTTAAAAGAAATTTTTAAAGAAGATCCTCCATATTTTGTAAGTGTAGGAAATGGTAAATATAAAATAGCCATGGGAGAAGATCCTACAGCGCCAGGCGCAGAGCCAGAATATTTAATGAATAGCGATGGAGGTTATTTTGTTATTAACATTAATAAAATAAGAAACGAAATTATAACGGGAATGAATTAATGAGTATTTTCTTTGATGAAGATAAAGCTCTTACTCCTAAAGCAAATGAGAGTTGGTCTAAGGGACCAAGAACAGACATATCTGAAAACTTTGCAGCTGTAAGTAAAGCCTTTAGCATGACAGAATTTACTCAATCAGAGTTAAGAAATAATGAAGAAGAATATGGAAATGTAGTGCAGCTCCTACATGAAAACGGAAATTCTAATTTTATAAATCCGCTAGATCCTATGAATTATATGGTGGATGATATTGAGATAGCTCCTAGCACAGAAGAAATGGAGGCGGATTTTTGGAACCGAGTTAATAATGCTAAACAAAATAACGAAGAGCTTACATTAAAATTAAAAGAGGCTGGTTATGATAGTCGAGAAAGTATGCAAAAAGTTATTGCTAAAAAAGCTCAAGATGCTTGGCAAGACTACAGCTCAATAAGTGAAAGAGCTACAACCTCTGGAAAAATTGTTGGTGGTTTTGGTGGTATGGCTTTAACAGCTTTTAAAGATCCATTTATGCAATTAGGAGTTTTAGCATCTTTTGGTTATTCAATACCATCTACAATAGGTGCAGCAGCTTTAAGAGTTGCTTATATGGAGGCTATTATTGGTGGTGTTTCAGAAACTTTTATCCAATTAAAAGCTCAACCTTATAGAAAAGAATTAGGTTTTGAAGATGCTGGCTTAGAAACTGGTTTAAAAAATATTGCAATGGTATCTGGTGCATCTGCCATTTTATCTCCATTATTGCTAGGTGTGTTCAAAGCCTTTGGCAAAGGAATTGATGTTGGTAAAAAACATCTTTTAAAGATGCCAGATGAAGATCTCCAAAAAATTAATAAAGAAATGGGAGATATAAATCCAAAATTTAAAAATAAAGATTTAGATAATTATAAGATCCCTGAAAAAGATAATCCTTTTCCAGACAATGCTAATGGTAGAACTGAACATAGAGAAAGATTAGATGCTACAATTAAATCTTTTAATGAAAACACATCTTTAGATTTACCACCACCAAAAAATCCTATTGATACAGATAATCTTAGACCACCAATAGAAGTTAAGCCTGGACAATTAATTGATATTTTTGATGCTAAAGGAAATAAAGTTAATGTTCCAGTTATAAAAAAAAGCTCTTCTGGTAATTCTATTAAAGTTAAAATGCCAGATGGTTCTGAAAAAGTAATTAGCCTGGATCCTAAATCTGGTGCTTTTCAAAATATAAGAAATCCTAATTACACAATTAAATCTTCTGGTTTAAATGCTCAAGGAAAAACAGTATCTCAATTATCTAAACAAGAAATTAATACTATTAGAAGTAAATTACTTGAAAGAAAAGAAAAATTAGAAAAAGATGGAGCTACAAATCAAGGAGTTTATGCTGATACTTTACAAGATCTAAATTCTCTTGATTTTAATGTTCCTAAAATAGCAACTGAGGCTAACACTCCAGGTGTAAATAAAGCTAATTTTAATAGAGATGAAACTACAATAGCGCAAGATATTGAGGCAGCTAAAAATTTTGATGTACCTAATGAGGCAGCTTATAGAAATCAAGCCTCACTATCAGAGGAAACAATGTTTGATGCTGGAACATCTGCAGCCATAAGAGCTGAGGCTGAGGCTGGAGCTGCAGCTAAAACAGTACCTATCATTAATTTAGGTGCAAAAACCCAAGACTTAGTATCAAAATCCCAAGTCACAGATGCAGCTTTATCATCTACAGTTTTAGCAACTGCACAAAGCAAACCTCCACTCATTCGTGGACTAGATAATAAGTCTGTTGGCGATTTCAATTCCATAGGTATTAAGTTATATCAAAAATCTAATGATTATAAAGAGATTTACAGTAATTTATCTAAACAACTAGAACCTGTTAAAAAGGATCTGCAAGCAATTACAGCAAAATATGATGGCAATTTAGCGGCAAGAGTTAAGGATAAAGCTAAAATTGACGAAAAATTGGCTATTAAAAAGGAATTACAGCCACAAAATATCCCAGATTGGTTAGGTGCTAGAATAAGTGTAGATACAATAACTCAAGCAAAACTCTTACTTTCTGAGTTAAACAAGACTTATAAACTCGTAGAAATTGACGATTTCTTAGATGATGTTGGTAGAACTCAAAGAAAAAATCCATCACAATATAGACGGATCCATACCCAGGCTTTAACAAAAGATGGTTATACTTTTGAGCTGCAAGTTTCTCTTAAAGAATTAGATCCAATTATAGATAAATCTCACGCTATTTATAAAAAAATTACATACCAAAGAAATAGTATGTCAATGGATGAGTGGAATAAAACTTTAAAAGAGCAAGCTAAAGTAGAGGCGGATATGAAAAACGCTTACTTTAAAATTAAAGACAAAGAATTTTCAAGAATGAACCCAACTAATGATGTTGATATTCCGTTTGTTGTTGGGACCAGGCTAGATGAAAATGGAGAGATAGTGCCATTAATGGGAACTCAAAGAGAGGCATTTGAACAAGATGCAAAAGCTGCAACTATGTTTAAAAGATTGGAGAACTGTATATGAGCGGTTTTAAACAATGTATTATTAATGGTATTAAGGAGGGTTTAATTTCTGAAAAACAAGGAGAAACTTTATATAAAAACTTTGATGAAATTAAAGATTTCTATCAGTACAGAAAAAATCTAAATAAACCCGAGGCTGAGAAAAGAGCTGCAAGAGAAGTGTACGATGCCATGAAAATAGAAGAGGCAGAGAAGTTAAGATACACTTTACAGATGAGAGCTAAGATGCAAGAGATAGAATTTGATTTTGCAAATTACAGAAATGAAAATGGCGAAGTAGATTATGCTAATGCCTATAGAGCTTACCTGGCTCAAGATAACTGGTCTTATAAACCCAATATAGAAAACCAAGCAACTAATGAGGCTAAGAAAGCTCATAGTTTAATGAATAATGTTTTGGATCAATTCAAATATGGTTGGGGAGGAACACAATCCAGAAAACAAAAAGCCAATAAAGAATTAATGGTTAGAGAAATGAATGGAGAAAGAACTGGAAATGTTAATGCGCAAGAATTAGCGCAAGCAACAGAAAAAGTATTTGAACATTTAAGACAAAGAGCAAATTATTTTGGTATGAAAATTCAAAAAAAAGTTGGTTATGGATTACCTCAAATGCACGATACTTTATCAGTTAGATCTGTTCAAAAAGAGGATTGGATTGATTTTACTTTACCAAAATTAGATCTTGAAAAAATGCTTGATGAAAAAACTGGTTTGCCATTTACAGATAAAACTATTCGTGAGGCTTTAAGTGAGGTGTACGATAATATTGCAACAGAGGGTATGGCTAATTTTAAACCTGGAGTTAATCGAATGGGTAAAGCTCTTCATAATAGAAGAATGGATCATAGGTTTTTAGCATTTAAAAGTGCAGATGATTGGATGGCATATCAAACTAGATTTGGCAATCCAGATCCATTTAAAACAATATTAGATCATATTAATAGTATGTCTAGGGATATTGCTATACTTAAAATACTTGGACCAAACCCAGACGCTATTCATACCTGGGCAAAAGGAATGATTAAAAAGCAATCCGCTATTGATGCAGCTAATGAGGCTAAAGGATTATTTAAAAGAAAAAAAACTATTATAAAAGATAGTAAATTAAAAGGTGTTAAAAAAGATCAAGTTAAAATTTATAGAACTGAACAAGATAGAACTAATGCTATTTTAGAAAATTCTGATAATTTAATGATGTACCATAGGGGTCATTTAAACAGACCCGTTGATGGATTTTTTGGAAATACTTTTGCAGCTTTGAGACAAATACTAACTGGTTCACAGTTGGGAGGAGCTGCAGTTATGACAATAACCGATCAGCATTGGATGAGACAAACAGCAAAATTTAATGGTTTAAAATCACATAGAGCTAATATGAACTCTGTTAAATTTTTAGCAGAGGGTATGAAGAAAGACAAAAAATTTGCAAAATTAGCAATTAAACTTGGTTTAGGTGCTGAAATGTGGAGCAGCGTATCTGCAGTTATGAATAGATATTTAATGGAAATAGATGCTCCTATGTGGTCTAAAAGAATTTCTGATTTTATATTAAGGGGATCTGGGTTGTCTCATTCTACACAAGCTAACAAATGGGCGTTTGGAATGATGGCTTTAGGAGAGCTTGCAGAAGAAGTTAAAACTCCATTTAAAAAATTACATCCAAAATTACAATCACAATTTAAAAAATATGGTATTGGCGAAAAAGAATGGGATATTATTAGAACAACAAAATTATATGATGCTGGAATAGATGATCCATCTTTTGCTGGCAAAGGTATGACTTATTTAAGACCAGACGATATTCATGCTAGAGCTGATTTAGATGAGGCTACAAGAGAATTTTTAACAACAAGATTAATGACTTGGCTGACTAATGAAACTAACTTTGCTGTACCAACTGCATCTGCAAAAGGAAGAATTACTTTAGCTGGAAATGCTAGACCAGGAACAGTTAAAGGAGAAATAGTTAATTCTGGTTTAATGTATAAAAACTTTGCAATTACTTTAGGCATGACACATTTGGCTAGAGGTTTTCAACAACAAGGTTTCGGAGGTAAAGCTAAATATTTAATACCTATGATCCTTGGAGGAACTGTTATGGGAGCTTTTGCTTATGAAATTAAACAAGTTGCAGCTGGTAAAAAACCTACAAAGTTAGAAGATATGGGAATTAGGTATTGGATTAATGCTGCAATATATGGTGGTGGATTAGGTATCTTTGGAGACTTCTTATTTTCAGATCAAAACAGATATGGTGGATCTTTATCAAAAACTGTTGCTGGACCAGTAATAGGTTTTTGGGGAGATTTAATAAATTTAACATTTGGCAATGTTTCGCAGCTTGCAAGTGGAGAAAAGACTAATGCTGGTAAGGAACTTGCATCATTTATCCAAAGATATACGCCTGGAAATAATGTTTGGTACACAAAGTTAGTCACGGAAAGGTTGATATTTGACAGTTTAGAAAAGCTACTAAACCCAAATTATGCAGCAGATACTAGAAGAAATGTTAATAGATTAAAGAGCCAGACGGGTCAAGAATATTGGTGGGCGCCTTAAAATAACAATAGACAGAATTGACAAATTAATTTAATACGAAAAATATAGTAGGAGTATAAAGCCTACATTTTTTCACAAATCACAATCGGAGAGTAAAATTGACTGTATCAAGTTTAAATACAAAAAATTCATATAATGGAGACGGCTCAGCAACATCGTTTGCTTATCAGTTTCCTATTCATAGTACAGCTGAATTAACTGTAATAGAAAGATCTGCTAACGGAACTGAAACTATAAAAAGTTTAGGCAGCCATTATTCAATATCTGATAATGGAGCTGCGGGTGGAAATGTAGTTTTTGGATCAGCTCCAGCATCTGGTGTGACAGTAGTATTATTAAGAAATACTAACTTAACCCAAGAAGTTGATTATATCGAAAATGACGCTTTCCCAGCTGAAACGCATGAGGCAGCTATTGATAAATTAACTTTACAAATTCAAGAGGCTCAAGAAGAAATAGATAGATCTTTAAAAATTTCTCGTACTAATACAATGACAAGTACGGAATTTACTAACTCTGCTACAGACAGAGCTAATAAAATTCTTGCTTTCGATACATCTGGAGAATTATCTGTAGCTCAAGAATTAGGATCTAATAGAGGAAACTGGTCTGCCTCTACTGCTTATGCGGTTAGAGATATTGTTAAGGATACCTCTACTAATAATATTTTCATGGCTAAGACGGCTCACACTTCGTCTGGTTCACAACCTTTAACTACAAATACTGACAGCGCAAAATGGGATCTATTAGTTGATGCAGCATCCGCAACTACTTCTCAAAATGCAGCAGCAGCATCTGCGACAGCTGCAAGTAATTCTGAAACAGCTGCAGCATCAAGTGCCTCAACAGCCTTATCTCATAAAAACGATGCTGAAACTGCTAAGACAGCAGCCGAAACTGCTTTTGATAATTTTGACGATAGATTTTTAGGATCTAAAGGAAGTGATCCTACAGTAGATAACGATGGTAATGCTCTTTTAACTGGATCAATTTATTATTCGACAGCATCATCGGAAATGAAAGTTTATACTGGATCTGCTTGGGATACTTTAAAACCATCTTCTGCAAATCAAACAGCAATCAACACCGCTGTTTCAAATATTGCAGCTATCCAGGCTGCCAGCACAAATGCTACGAATGCAGCCAACTCAGCAACAGCAGCAGCTAGCTCAGCGTCATCTGCGGCTACAGCTTTAAGCTCAGCGAATACTGCTCTTAGCTCAGCTCAAGCTGCGCAAACTGCAGCTGAATTAGCTTTAGATCAATTTGACGATATTTATTTAGGATCAAAATCAACTGATCCAAGTACTGATAATGATGGCGATGCGCTTACCCAGGGGGATCTGTACCATAATTCGTCATCAAATAATTTAAGAATTTACCACAACGGAGCATGGCAAGATGTTGCGGTATCTACAACTGGATTTGCTCAATCTGGTTTTAGTATAGCAATGAGCGTGGCGTTATAGGAGGAAAATAAATGGCACAAAATTTTAGAAACCAATTAACATCAACAGCGATCTCTACTTCTGCTACAGATATATTAGCGCAAGCTGATACATTTGATACAGTAGTTGGAATAAGATTAGTTAATGTTTCTGGATCTGCTATTAATGTGACTTGTCAAATAGTTAATGGCTCAGATACAACTGAACTTGTTAAATCTGTTCCAATCCCAGCTGGTTCATCTTTAGAATTAATTGATGGTGGATCAAAAATAATTTTAAAATCTGGAGACAAGATACAAGCATTATCAGACACAGCAAGCAGCTTAAAAGCTGTTGTTAGTTTTATAGACGCAATAAGTAATTAATAGGAAAAAACACATGGCATATATTGGAGCTATCCCAGCAGTAAGTGCAATATCGGGAACACAAATAACAGATGGATCTATAGGTCTAGTTGATTTATCTACATCTGCGCAAGATGCGTT